GGTAGTGTTAGATTACCATTTGTGCCAAAAGTCCATAAAGATAGATCAGATAATATGTCAATACTGTTGGTACTTTGTATGCGGGCATTACCGCTTTCAGTATTGGACGCACCGGGTAGATTTAATTGTCCAGTTGAGGACAATGCTACAGTATATGTCCCATTGACCAGTGTGCTTGTTGAACCAGTGTAGGCTGTGGTTTGAACTGTAGCATCTGGGAATGTCAACGCCTGCTGTTGCTCAACTGTGCCAAAGGTCCACCCACTAAACACTACAAGAGGTTCGCTACCGTCACCCAGATCATTAGTAGTTCTTTGTCCAATCTTAAAGCTGTTGTTGTCTAACTCAGTTAGGTATTCACCAGTCAGCGTTGACTCACCCTCACCTAAACTATTGATATTTTGAAAGGAGCTGAGAATTCCGTTGGTGCTAACTTCAAATAGAGCTTGACTTATTAGTGACGGGCCACCTTCAGAAAGACTACTAGTAACTCCGTTTGTGATAACTGTCTTGGTCTGAGCCACTTCAAGTTGACTTCCGCTGGCGCCAGGCCCAGCGGTGACATAATTGCTAATTGTATTTCCGGCAATCTTGAGAAGACCGTTGGGGAATGTTAGTGTACCATCTGCGCCAAGTGTCCAAGTCTGAGTAGTCATACTGTTATGTGTTCTAAGGAAAATTTCTCCACCATCATGCGCCTGTACAGTAATATCTCCACCATTGCCATATGTATTAGATTGCCCGCTTTCGATATTGATCCATCCGCCATTACCTGTGCCACTGTCGCCTGCTTGGAAGTTTAAGTATCCGCCACTACCACTGCCATCGCCCCGACCAGCACGGACTTTGATATCTCCGCCATTGCCATCTGTACTACCGCCTGGACCTGCCCATACATAAACGTCTCCGCCCTCGCCTGCTGTGCCAGTATAACCAGGAGCACCCTGGATGATAACACGTTGAGCACTTGGGCTACTTGGTGATAATGCTTCTGGTCCAAATATGATGGCCTGCTGTGAAGAGTCGCCAAACTTTATAGTTTGTCCAGTGCCACTTGGTGTAGCATTGTCGCTGATAGGTACTGTCAGGGTTGGTAATGTTAGATTACCATTTGAATCTAATACAACCTCACGATTCCCGTTAACTAACTTATTACCACTGCCCAACAAACTGGCTAAACCTAAATTAGTTATAGCATTGCTTTGTTGTGTAGCATCTAAATTTTGTGTATCAGTGTCAACACGCAATCTATTACCTAATGCAGTTGCTACAGTGGTACTAAAATTTACATCGTTGCCTAATGCTGTTGCCAGTTCATTTAATGTATCTAGCGTAGCCGGAGAACTATTAACAAGATTTGCTACCGCCACACTAACATAATTTTCTGTAGCAAGGCCGATAATACTTGGTATAATTGGCTGATCTATTAGGTCATCGTAACTTCCTGAGAATAGACTTGGTTTATTGCTTAAATCATTGTAGCTAATTGCGCCAATACTTGTTAGATAGCCAGCATCGTTTGCAAACGAACTTACTGTTGTTGGTACTACTGGAATACTGGGTTTTCCGATCAAGTCAGCATAACTGCCGCTTGTTGCTACTGTAGCCAAATCTGCAATATTTGCTTTAAGTGCTAACCCGGTTGTTATTGTTTGTAATGTTCCTGCTTGTGCAGTATTCAATTGTGTAGTTGAAACTAATTGCGAAAGATCTGGTTTATTTTTTATAAAATCTTTTAATGTATTATTTGCTTGAGTCCAATCGCTTTGTATTTGAGCGGCAGGGATCGTTGGTTTGTTAATGACATCAGTCCAACTAACTGTGCCGACACCTGTACCTCTTACTAAATGGCCTGCAGGAGTTACTCCGTCATGCACTCTTATTGTATTAAGGTCAGTATCTACCGTAATTTCACCAGGAGCTCCGATAAAATTACTGTGTTCGCTAGTGGTACCTCTGCGTAGTCTTAATTCTTTAGTTGTTCTAATTGTCATGTTAATTTTGTCCTAAACTGTTATCAATGACTTCAGTATATCCTTGAACTGATCCGTAATCCTCTACTGCTGATGCAAAGGATGAAATTAATCCCAAATCGTCTGATGTATCAATTGACGGAATAACATATGTTCCGTCTTGTATATCAATATCTATTGTAAATTTGTTTGCTAAATTTGCTATTAACGGTGTACGTTTTCCGGAGCCGTCAACTACGTAAAACGCCAATTGTGCCAATCCGGAAGGAATATCTTCTAATTCAACTTGCGTTATTTCTGCTTTATAAATTGATTTTGCGGGGTCTACCAGAGATAAAATTTTATCTAGATAAATTTCATTATAAGAGATTTTACTAAGTGTAAACTTTATAGTTTTCCCCAATAAACGTACAGGGCGGCGGTTACTATCTAGTATTTGTATTTCCAGAGGATTAGTTGCCCCTTTGACTGCTAAAATTTTTCTATCATTCATAGGTGTATTATAATTCTTGTTATCAGTTACTAGCAGAACCTGTATTCGTGGAACATGCTGGAATAATGTTATCATAGTGTATTTACCTTAAGATTACCAAATTATTTATTGCTAAATAGATGTGGATAAACAACATACAAAACATGCCATCAATTAAGGAAGAATTCCAAGAACTTTTAGATCGATTTCCGTTTCTTAGCCTATGCAAATATGGCGGAAATGAGTATGTAGGGATTATACAAAATCAAGATACCACTATAGTAAGTATGTACATCTATAACCTACTCGTTGATTCCGACCACAAGCAGAATTTTTTAGAAATGGGCGACGAATGGTGGTGGGCCAGTAATAGGATGTTGCCTATCAATTTGATCTTGGGAGAAAAGTTCAAAGTCTTTAGTTATAGTCTACGCACATTTAACCCTAAGGATTTTGAAGTTTTATATGGTCCCACTGTTAGTCTTAGTAATATTATTACTAAAAGAATTAAACGCAGGCAAATACAATTAGTAAGGAAAATGGAATGAATATCACAATTACCCCAGACGCAATTGACGCAATCAAAGAAGTTATGCTTACTGAGCCAGAAGGTGTGGCACTAAGAATATTTGTACAGGGCGGCGGATGTAGTGGATTCCAATATGGTTTTACATTAGATTCAGATAAAGCCGAAGACGATTGGGATTTAGGCCGTGACGGCGTTGCGATTTATGTAGATAGTATGAGTGCTCAATATCTAGAAGGCGCTGAAATTAACTTCCACGACGACTTAAATGGCAAGAGTTTTGTTATTAACAATCCTGGTGCAAAAAGCACATGTGGATGCGGATCCAGCTTTAGTGTTTAACTAAAGCCGTAACTTAATTTTTCACAGATTAAGTTAAGTTGTACAACAATAGCCATTGCGTATCCAAAGCTGTGACTCTTCTTAAAATAATAACTTCCATCTGCAGGCTTTTCCCACACCTGACTTCTGATCTCGTCCCAAGACTTATAACGTAAATGGCTTTTGCCCGGACGTATAATAGCTAATAACATTGCTAACTCTTCTAAACTTTGTGGTTTCATTTTACTAGTAATTTCATGATGATTACTTAAATGAAACAACTGTTTAACTACGTCCGGCTCTGCTAATAATTCCCATAGTGGTTCTTGTGCGGCTAGATAATCCAGTTGAGCGGGATCTTTAATGTCTTTGTAAATGCCTACATTAAGTATATCCATTTTAAAATAGCCTATGTTTTCTGCATCATTATAATCTAAACTACACAGTCCTGTTAATGGATTTACTGGAACTTCATGGAAGTATACTCCTGTATTGTGCTTACGTTGTCTGTCACCATCGTGTTGCATAGCAGGAACATGCGGAACCAGTTTAAGTAATAGATCCCTGTCAGCAACGTCAATGTCAATGTCTGTACTAATCATTTTATCTTTTTGACCTTTTGCATAACCCAGCGATGTTGCTCTGCTATTTGAGATAGTTTATATTCCAAGCGTTCTACCCTGGCTTCGAGTTTTTTAACATACTTGGGGTCAGCTACCTTAACACTTTTACCTTCAATAGTAAGTTCCTTTACTGCTTCGTTAATGGGTGCTACTTCTAACAAGTCTTTTTTAACACTTGCCTTTTTAAGTATCGGTTTGTTATATTGTTCTGCGTTCATATTCCTACCTTATTAAATGTTTGCTCGATCCAATCAGTATCTTGTTTATTACGGGCTAGTCTAAATTGCCAATACTTTGGCTCAATATACTCTGCCACTAACTGTAATTGCTCTGCATTAAATCTATCTACTAGCTGTTGTCCTGCTTTACTTCCATACACTATCCATGGACTGATACGGCCAGTAATAATCCATTGTGTGGCTTGGTTAGTATTTACTTTGTCAAAAAATTCCGTCCACACTTCACCAGTTTGTTCACTCCAGTTTTGCATTAATAATATAATTCGTTCTGCCGCTCGGTCCACTGATTCTTTTTTATTGTTTTCTCTGATGTACATTTCATAAACATAATTCTTACACCAGTCGTCTATTTTAACTGCGTTTCGAAATACAAAATCCGAAAAGCCGTCGATATCATAGGGATTTAAGTCTACACAATGCCTGGCAAACTTAATAAAACTAGTATAGTATTGATTGTCAATAAAATCATCGTAGGTTTTTTCTTTTTTAGCAGTGGGACTAGCAAACTTATAAAACTTTAACCAAATGTTAAATGCTATTCGATTGGCCTTGTCATGTTCGCTCATCTTCCTACGTTTTTTCTCACACATGTGAGTACTCAACGTAGACTCTCTTGCAAAACTTTTCTTACAATATCTACAATTGTGCATTAGTTAAATAACTCTTTACGTTTTTTAGTTTCTAGGTTAAGTTGTTCAGCTAAGTCTTTGAAGGCGGACTTATCGTTTAGTGATATCATTAAGTCTATTTCGTCGTCACTGAGATGTGGGTATTGTTCAATTACCCATTCTTGCATTTTATTCTTTTTTGCTTTCTTTGGCGGCTTTAAAAACGGATGTATTACACTCTTTCCTATGCCAACTGTACGCATACAAAGCCAATGTAATTCCTTGTGTTCTTTAAGACTGATGTCTCCAAAGCCAACGTTAACTAATTCGTTGGTCATAATAAGATAATGTTCTTTTATGCCTTGAGAGTTACTATCTACACTACTACAGTAGCGCATGGCCATCCATGGCTCAAAGTCTTTCTTTTGATCGTCATCTAAGTTGTTATACCAGTCTAGGTTTCGCCTATCCATGGCTCCCAACATTTCACTTAAATTAATTTTATACTCTTTTGCCATGCTTTATTATACTAGAATAGTTGATGTAACGCAAGCACTTCCGGCAGTTTCTGCGTCTCTTTGACAAAATACGCACATGGTGGATTTAGTCCGTCACATAATGGAACGGTTAGCAGATGTCCGTATTTTAGTTTAGGAAAAAACCATTTTATTTCCGGATATACATTTATAATTTCTACTGTTTCAAACTTAGGCATGTATGCAGTTAGTGGGTTCAATACAAATGCCTTAAAGCCGCGGTCGTTCAAACTCATAATAGGTATAATTTCGGGTTCACCAATATCAGGCTCGCCTATAATAATACTCCAGTCCAGTGGCATTTGAAACTGGTGTTTACCTATTCTCATTACTGCACTTGGCGCATTAAAACTTTCTAAAAATACTAATGGCACGAACATATAATCTACGTTATTAGGGTCACTATAATCCAATACACCATACCTCATGTCTTCTATTTCATCAGGCAAGTTATTCATATCAAATAACTCATTATCAATTGTCAGTATTCTACTCATTTATATTCTACTTTTTCTATTTTGTAAGGATACTTGGCCTCTTGGTAGTATTTTTTCCTAGTGGTTAAGTGTCGTTTTGCAAATTTTGCTGAGCTGGTAAAGTCCCAGATTTGTACAAAGTCTTTATCGTCTGCCTTTCTAATGCCTCGCCCAATACTTTGTATAACCCTAACAAAGCTCTTTCCGGGTTCCAGAAGAACCAGATTAAAAATACGAGGGATATTAATACCCACAGCGGCCACACCATAAGTCGCCACAATAATCTTATTAGTAGCAGTTTTAACGTCGTCATATTCTGTCTTTCTGTTTTTACTATTCATTGTACCACTAACAAAGACTGCATCGTCTAAGCCTTCAACTAACATTTCTCCTGCCTTGATCCTATCCACTAACACCAATACATTGCCCGACTCACTGATTTTTTGTATCAGTGTTGACATATAATTGATTCTCTTTTTGTTAGTAGTCAAGTAAGTTAGTTCTTCTTGATAACTAGGATACTCTACTGTGTCTTGTAACTGTACTATATTAACATGGCAATTTGCCAGTACTCCTGCGTCTTGTAATGTACTAGCACTCAAGCTATGTATTACATCACCAATACTAGCGACCAAACTAATACGCTCATAGTCTTCTTTTGGTACTGTACCTGTTAATCCCCATCGGATCGCACACTTGGAAAACGCACCTGTCAACAGTTTCTTTAGAACATCTGCTTTTGCCATGTGTACTTCGTCTACTATAACGCATACAATTCCGTCTGCAAACTCTTCTAAACTCAATTCACTTAGACCTTCAGCATACCTTTTCTCCAGAGTCATTAAACTTTGCCATGTAGCAATAGTATGCGTTTTGTTTAATTCTTTTTTATCGCCAAAATATACACCGACATCTAATCCCAAGTTGGCATAATCTTCTTCAGTTTGCCTAACTAGGTCTTTGTTCGGAACTATTACAATGCTACGGCCGTACGGTTCAACCATTGTGCTTAGTGTAGCTGTCATAATAGTTTTACCGGCGCCTGTTGCAATCTCCTGTATGCATTGTAAATTATTTGCAAACTTATTGCATACCTCTACCTGATAGTCTCGCATGACAATTAGTTCACCTTGTCTGGGATGCCCGGCGGGCCACACTTTACCACCATGGAAGTTTTCGTCAACTGTTTGAAATTTGAAGTCATGTGCAGGTCTAAGATCTTCTATCTGTATAGAATAACCTTCATCCATTATAGTAGGTAGTAATCTATCAAGTAGGTTTAGATACGTGGCACCACCAAGACTAAAAAAGCTAATACACCCATCCCATCTTCCTAGTTTATATGCAGGAGTATGGTATGCGTGTGGTTGAAAGAATTTTAATTTCTTTTCTAGTACTCTTCTTGTTGCCGGGTCTAGCCCTTGTATCTTTACGTTTACTTCATCTTTAATTTGAATCACGCAATTTGTCATATGTATAGTATACACGAGTCTAGTGTAAAGAGCAAGACCATGTATAGTATATATGCATTTTGATCACTATTTTTCCAAATTATTTTACCAAAAAAAAGCACCCCGAAGGGTGCTGAAGTACTACTGCAAAAAGAATTAGCGTTTGATAACTGTGGTCTCTGCAAGACGTTGCCATCCCACGGGTTTCATCTTAGCAAGGTCTGCTACTTTAAGAACAGTACGCAAGCTCAGTTCACGCAAGCTGTCACGTTTTTCCCAAACCCAATTCACCACACTTGACTTTTCTGTGTCAGTGAAATCATACTTGTCAAGCAAGCCGTCTTCGACAATTTGTTTAATACGCAAGAGCTTGTCACGTGGAGTGTCCAGTGTCAAGTCCAAATAGTGACAACGACTTTCCAAAGCATCCAAGTGATCCTTGAGCTTTTGACTACGAACGTGTTCGAACTTAATGTTAGTAATAAAAATTACAGTACCACGGAACTCGAAACGATCTGGCACACCTTCACGACGCAACATGCTAGAATCTGTGTTCCAGCTGATAGTGCGTTTGTTACTAGAGTCCAGTGCGGCCTTAAGAATGTTCAAGCTCAAGTCTTCAAGCAAAATACTATCACAGTCATCAAACACTAGCACATTGCCTGCGTCTGCAAAACTAAACAATTTGCAATACAAACCAATTGCTGACATAGCGCCTTTAACAACTTCAAAACGAGCACGTTTGTTTGCAATTTTATCAAACAAAGCATTTTGCTCTAAGATGCGCTCAACACCGTAGCTCTTACCAACTCCTGGAGGGCCACTGACAATCATTGCACGGACAACACCGTCTACACTTGCCTGCGTCATTTCGTCTAGGATAGTAAAACGCTCGCGAATTCGTTCAATTGCCTGTGCGTCTGTTTCTGTAGGGACAACATCTTTATCATTGCCTGCGACAGCATCTTTAAGACTGTTGCCGCCCTCAACTACTTCGTAGTCTCTGATAGACGACAATTTAACACGAATTGCTTTACCTTGGAAATCACCGAAAAACTCATCAGCGATTACAGTAACGTAGCCGCCTTTACTAGCTTCTTTGTAGCCGTTAACTAATTTAAGAGTCCTGTTTTGAACAGTATAATTGCGATAAACACCGGATTTGATGTTAACGTAAACAGCCATTTTGTATCCTTTTGCAGTAGTTACTATACAAGTATTATACAATAAATTGGATTTATTGTCAATACCCTCTTTTTTTGGGGTTTTAGCAGGTTTTTCCCTGCTTTCTTAGTATGTGTATATTATACAATAAATTGGATTTATTGTCAACCAAAAGTGTATTCCCTAACCCACTCAAATCGAGTAGTGGCCGGCACCCACTTGAAGTGCTCACGCTTGCGACTGATCTTTTCAAAGTCCATGCAGACCATCACCCAACCTTTGTCAGGGCTAAAGCCCACGGTGTCTGCAACCCGAACGACTTCAACCATCCGGCCGTCTGTCATCTTTGCTACTTTGATCATCATGTGCTCCTTGCTGTATAAATGTATTATACATTAAATTGGATTTATTGTCAAGTGGGATATAAAAATTGGGCAATTAGGCCTATGCTATATATGCAAAGTAAAGTCCCATTGATTACAATCAGACTCCACTTTCGCCACATAATACTAACAATTAACCAAACTAAAGATCCTAAATTTAATAGGATCGGGCCCAGTGGATATACGTTTGTGCTTGTAAAGATTGCACCAACAATTATAATTAATGTAGCTAACCATTCCAAGTAAAAGTCTAGGGGTTTTTTAGTAATAGCCAATTTGAGACCACTTCTGTTTTTCGGTGTCAAAGTTTGGGGGATTCCATTCTGCACTTGGATTTTCAATAGTAAATTTGTCAACCTTTTCAGTTAACTTATCCAATGTTTTTTCACTTAGGTGTATTAAACGTTTGCTCATAGTAACAACAGTCCTCCGACAATTAAAATATATGTGATCTGATGCAACATTTGATCTAGGCCAAAATGAGCCCAATATTGCTTTGTAGTATTATCTGGGTTACCCCATTTAATCTTTGCCCAATCAATATGGTAATGAATTATTCCTTCTACCATTGCAATGACAAATAACAGCACAGGATACTCTCGAATATAGAATAACAATATTAATATTGTACCTATTGCATGTTCCATACTATGGCCCATGCCAACCCTATCACCGTAAATTCCTTTACGTCTGATTTGATCGGTCGTTTGCAAACAAAAATCTATTACCCAATGCTTAACTTGGAATAATATTAACATTCCTATTAACACATATAAGTGTTCTATTTCCATTTGCATCCTTTGTGCCTATTCTTTAAAGACCAGCTTTGCAGAACCAATTGTTCCGGGCATGTCAAATTTGATAGGTAAATTATCATAGTAAGTGTCACCGATATCAGCTAGATAGGCTAACATGAGATCGGCTATGATAATATTCTCGTATTTAATATCGTCGATCACTATATCAGGATTCACATTGTTTTCTTTACATTCGTTAATATAATCCACTTGCCACTGAGGAGCAAGCCATTGGAAATGTTGTTCCTGGCCAGGAACTTCGGCAGTAATTTGATAAACATCATGAGTAACTGTATCGTATATACAACTAGCACAATACAGGCCATCGGCATCTTTAAATTCAATGACTGATGCATTGTTCCCAAAGCAATTATAATGGTCGTACTGTATACTAGTGCTTACCCTTGCTTTGGTAGCATTCATAACTTCTAACAGTTTCATGTTAAATTTTCTTAGGGTCTACTGGAACTGCATCTGTTTCAATAACAGTTTTAATAAAACGGAGAGCTTTGCGTTGGTTGTCAAACACAAATTCATCTTGTCCGTCTTCTGTATTAACTACGACAATTACACCGTTTTTGCATTTACGGATTTCAAGTGCTTCTAACATAGAAGAGTCCTTTCATAAGAAGTGATAATCTATTATACTATAATAATAGATTAAAGTCAACTTATTAGATTGTATTTGGACAAATTATTTTAACTGTCTATCAAATTCAACAGGAGCTTTTTTAGTTGTTGCCACGGTACTATTGGATAGTTCAGGGGCTAAGTCAGCAGTGGTCGTGCCAGTTACAGTACTACCCGCTGGTGTTGCTTTAGCAACTTTTAACTCAGGATATAACTTAGTTAGTTTAGTCATCAATGATGATTGACTCTTACCATTCAGAATATGTTCTTTTGCCGAATCGGCAATTTTGGCCGCTAGTTCTGGATCTTCGATGCCTCTACTACTGGCCAAATCAGAACCGTATTTGGCCATTTGTGTGTTCCACTTTTTATTTGGTTTCATGTAACCATCAGCGTCAACAGGCACATCTGGTAACTCAATGGCTTTAGCACGAGTGCCGCCTGCTAATGTAATTTTCATTGCATTACTTTGAGTATCTGTCCAGCTTGGAAATGCCACACTCAATTGGTCCGCTACTGCTTCTATATCTTCTGGACTGCCAATATACAAAAATTTAGTAATAGCAGAATCCATAATAATAATACCATCAAACTCTTTTGCATTTTTATACACATTAAAGGATGCTTTTAACATTTCTGCTTTTAACACGCGGCCATCAATTTGACCACCTTTAACAATTTTACTAGCAATTGATTTTGTATTAACGCCTTCGGGGTAATGCATCTTAAGCAATGCACCTACCGCAGTCTTTAAATTTTCTGGAGTTTCAAAAAACTCTGTCCACCATCCCATTTTGGTTGCAGTAGGATTAAACGGTAATGGATTATTTTTAAATTCAGCCGCTTTCTTTTTACCTACTAGTTGTGCAATTAACGGAAGGAACTCTCGTTCAAATCGTCCAACCAATGCCATAGACCCTGCAGGGCCTAAGCGGCCATTATCGCCAGCTTTGAGTTCTACGTTAGTACCTTTGATGTTTAAGTCGCCAGGTGCGCCTCTGCGTTTAATGTTTGGTGAAATAATATCAAGCATGTATTCGCCTTTACCGACGTCGCCCATTTCTCCAATTTTACCAGAAATCTTGGAGAATAAATCTCCTTTAATTTTGTCAAATACTTTTTTGTATTGTGGGTCAATTAATTCTTCGTACTTGTGAACTGTACGTGGAGTCATTAGCAAATCATCATTTAAAATACCGTCAGTTGATAGTTTTTGTAAAAACGTTTTAACTTCTTCTTCTGGGATTTCATTGTCAGCTAAGGATGACAGAATTGTATTACTAACTAAATCTTTGTAGTTTTTCAATAACGCAAAATTAGTAACATCTTTTTTAATAGAAAAACGGCTAGTGTACTTTAGCACATCACGAAGATCTGTTTCGTCAGGAATTTTTTGCAATTTTTGATCAATTTGCTGGCGAACTTGATCCGCGTCTTCTGGCAATACTATTGCTTTTTTGCCTTCAATTAAATTGATATATTTTCGTAAACTCATAAGGATACCCCGTAATCTAATATTTAGTTAACTTAGGGAGGCATCTTCCATTCCGGCGACACGTAACTTGACAATATTGGTAATTTGCCATTGTTTTGTATCCAACGCTTTGATTACACCTAGATATTTGTTTCTTAACAGGGCAAATTCATTAACAAGTTTACTTAAACTTACCACATCATCGTCCCCGTCAACGTACTTTTCTGCATCCCTAGAACTAAGGGCTCTGTTGTAATGCTCAATGAATCCTTTAAATTTATGACTGCGTAGCTTACGCAAGTCGATGTTTAAATTCTCTAAGATTGCTTCTATATCTTGTAGCTGGTTGAACCTATGTTCAAATATGCCCGGCATATCCCTACTGGCTGACTCGACGTTACCACGAAGCTTAATATCGCTTTTTGATGATGCGATTTCGGTTTCGTAGTATTCGATACAGTTTGGTAGCTGAGATAAATCCTGTGTAACTGAGTTAAACCACGTAGACATTATTCTTCGTCGTCTTCGTAATCAGAATCAAAGTTGTCACTTTCCAGTAAATCATCGTCTTCTGCGTCGTCATCTGGTTTATTGTAACTGTATATTTCATTGAGTGCTTGGTCCAGACTTGCATCATGCCCAAGCATACCTTCTCCGATTGATTCTATGTCGCCAAATTCTTCTGCTGTTTTAATAAAACTAAGTGCGGCTTCATATGCTTCTTTCTTTTGAATGTATGGTTTCATAGCCAGCCATACGTTAACAAGAAAATCCGGATCTTCATTCATAACTTATTCCTCAATAATTGACTCAGTGTCGGTGGTATTTATACCATGTGGATTCCGCAATGCGAAATCCTTCATAACAATATCTAAACAACTATCATCATTACGTTCCCAGCCCTTGCGGAACTTCTTGATAATTTCGCCGTCGATGGTAGTGTAAACCAAACTGTTGCCTTCTTTTTTCAGCCTGCCGTTACCTTCAAACATATCAGTTAGGCCGCTGTACGGACTCATACCTGTTTCATATGGAATTTTAACTTGTACTGATTCGAATGGTTTAGCATAACGTGTTTTCATAATTTTGCATGATGCACGAATGCCGTTTACTTCTGAAACCTTATTGCCGTCTTCATCTTCTTTGAGTTTCAATTTACGCATCGCTACTACGATCGAACTTGCATAGATAAAGCCTTGTCCGCCACTAATCTTGTCATCTGGATCAAACATGTCTTGGCTTGCGTATGTGTGATTGGTACATACCAATCCAAGATTCAAGCTACCAAACATGTTAACTGTGTTGCGAACCAGTGAAGTCAGTGCTTTGGGCTTACGACCCATGTCACCTTTCATGTCACCTGCTTGGAACTGATTAACGTCTGTTGGTGTTAGCAACATGCCTAGACTGTCTAATACAAACAATACTTTAGGACGATCGTCTTCTGGTAATGTTTTGTATTCTTTTACAAACTCATGAATCATTTTAGCAACGTCATCGATCATGGCCATGTTGAGTTTAAGAAGTTTGCTTTCGTCTGTATCTACTCCCAATGCTTCTAGCCATTTCTCGTCCAGCGCATTTTCTGTATCAATTAATACAACAAAGATTCCTTGCTCCTGTGCATTACGTACAAGATTGCCTGAGCAAATAAAACTCTTGCCGGCGCCACTTTCACCTGCAAACACAGTTACTTTGCCTAGAGGAATACCTCTATCAAATGCTCCGCTGATCAAATAGTTCAACGTATAGTTACCAGTGCTGACCCAATCAGTGGGATCATTAAAGCCTACACTAAGGCCTTCAATACTTTTTGTAAGTGTTTTTCTAAATTTACTTACGTCAAATGGTTTTGTCATTTTGTTCTTCCTTTTGTTCTTCGTGATAAGCCTTGAACATTCTAGTTACTGGCTCCATCCTTTCAGCAAATACATCCGAGTTAATCTGTGATACCTGTTGCATATCCCATTCACTAGGATAATGTCTAAGGCAATGTCGAGCACCGTCTTTAATTGCTTTGGGAATTCGAGGAGTATTAAGAATCTCAATTAAGAATTTCCTAGTCTGTACTACTGCTCGATATCGTTCGTCGGGTAACGTCATATAATACCTATTGTAATTGCAAGGGGTTTCCCCCTTGCAGTATTATTACGCTGATTGCTTGCGATTACGGATCATGCTTAGAAGGTCATCAACACTGGGTTTTTTACCTTCAGTAGCAACAGGTTGTTCCTGTGCCGCTGGTGCAGTTACCGGAGCAGACGCTACAGGAGTCGGTTTAACTACTGGAGTATCTTCATCGATATCGTCGCCTACTGGCACTGCACCAGTGGTGCCGCTACCAGTTGAAAAGCCTGCAGGCTTATAGAACTGACTCCATTTGTTAGGATCATATAATTCACCATCTACGCTGGCTTCAAACATTTCCATAATGGCGTTTAGTTCTTCTGCACTTGGCTTCTTAGGCATAAAGTCGTTTAAGTTAAACAGACCAGATCCGGCTACGGCTCCAAGTTCTGTTTCGTTCAAACTACGTTCTTTACGAGCCCATGAGCTAGTGCTATAATCTGCATATTGCCCTTTAGTTGTTTTAGCAAGTCTAAAGTCTGTACCTTGCATATAATCCGTTGGCAATTCAACCATCTCAGGATCCATCAACGCTGTTTTAATAATGTTGAAAATACTTGAATTGAT